AGAATCATAATCAAAGTTACAAGCAATGTAAGCAATACCTTTTAGCCTATGTGCTGAAGTCCATTCTGGAACACACCCAACTAACATTGGATCTGCCACCTGGTCTGCTGCACCCATGTGACAATTAAAAACCATTCTAGGCTTGTTAGGCGGATCTTGATTTGCAAGTATTCTGTCTAACTCAGCCTGAGTAGATCCAAAATAATTAGTATTTCTTTGTATAAAATGGTCAAAAACTGATGTGTCTGCAACTGACCTGCCACCTATTTTGATATTGCTAATATTGTGTATCTCACCAACTGATATGGCATAGACTACAAATAGCTCTCTATTGTTAATTGTATTTGCATATAAAACAGTACCTGCAACTCTTCTAGTTCCATAAGAAACAGGAATACCGCCACCAGTTCCATACTTTTGTATTAAGAGTTGGTTGGCTTGTTTTTCTAATTTTTTTGCTTTTTTGTAAGACTTATAAGATGCAACTCCACTTCCAACATAAAATAAAATTTTTAAGGCAGCAAGTAGTCCCATTTTTTAAGCTCTCCATCTAATATCGTTTTTAGCCAAATGTGCAAATTGCATGCCTTTGTCTCCTGTGTATATATCTTGTTGTGATTGATCTGTAAATTTTCTACCTCTGACAATATCCCAATTTTTAAATTGGTTAGACAACTGCACATCTACAACAACACCGCTTGTTGTATCTGAAACTGAAGCCGATGCAACTGTTCCCTTAAAATATTCAAATGCATTAATTATGGTTTCTGATGGATCTAAAAATGCACAAAATATTACTGCATTTTTGTTTACATAATTATCTGTTAAAAATATATTTTTTATACTGTTTGAGGTGTTATATAGCTGCATGCTTATGTCTGAATATTCTAAATCGCTATTCTCTTGTATTTGGTCTGTTAATGACAAAGAACCATCTGCAACATAAGTTTGGGAATCAAAAGTGATATTTTTTGCATGATCTGTTAAAAGTATGTTTGTTGATGTTTCAATTTTTACTAAATAAGCAAGTCTTATATTAGATCCATTAATTTGTGTAACTATATTAGATGGCAAACCTCTAGCCATTATAAAACCTCTCTTATATCAAAACTTAAGCTGTACAAATTGCTAGCATTAGTTGATGTAAGAACATCATCTGATGATAAAGCCACAGTAAATAATGGCTTATTAACAGCTATAGATTCATTGTTTGCAGTTGCTGTTTGTAATGGTGGTTCAATAGATATACTAGAAGCACCAGAGCTGTTGCTGTTTATATCACCAGTGACCATATAAACCTTGCTGTGACCATTAAATTTAATAAAATCACCACCCTTTAAAACATCATTGGTTGATGCGGTAAATCCATCACATGCAATACTTGTAGATCCTATGGCATTTGTTGATGTAGTTGCCACAGTTGTTTTGCCCTTATCAACACCTAAATTGTCTACTGGATATTGAAATGTGAATGAGCTAAAACTGCCCTTTTGTGAAATTAAAAAAGCCTTGTACTCCTGGTAAACTTCTTGTTTCATTGGAGGCATATTTACTGTCAATGTGTAATATTGAGCTGCAAATTGATTAACGCTTCTTTTACCAGATAATGTATAAAATGTTGTATTAGGCCTATTTGCACTAACGCTTATTGACTGTGGATTTTTTGTTGTTGGAAAACTCATTATATTAAACCTGTTTTGCCTTTCTGGTTCATTGCTTGAGATACAATGTCAACTAATAAATTTTTACGTTTAACTAACAACTCATCAAATCCTGTTGAGTCATTGGCTGTAATGTTTAAATTTACTGTTGTAGAGCCAACGCTTTGCCCTTTTGTATGATCTATAACAGTTTCATTTGGATGTAGTATTGCTGGAAAACCACCTTTTCCATCTACGCCACCGCTTCTTAAACCCATGCCCGTATAACCACCGCCATCAAACGTAACAATTTTTTTAAAAAAATCTACAGCTTTTCCAAAACCCTTAGATTCTGTGATTGGTAGAATAATTGCCTGCTGCACTGCAATTCTTAATAATTGGCTAATAACATAGTCTACAAAACTTTTAAATTCAAACTTGCCAGTAGTTAAACCTTCAACAATAGCATCTTCAAATTTTTTCATTGTATTAACTGCTGTTGTTTGGATTGTTTTGTCTATTTCTTCTAAAGTAGCTTTGAATACTTGTAAAGGGTTTAAGTTGTCTGTTAAACCACCTTTTAATGATTCAAAGAATTTATCTGATGAGCCAACACCACTTTCAACCGCAGCAATTAAATTATCTATGTATTCTAAAGCAGGACTTTTAGCAATATCTGCTCCATATAATTGCTCGTTCATTTCAATTATAGATGTTCTCACTTTTGCAATCTCAGCACCAATCTCAAAAACACCACTAATAGAGCCTTTGTTTATATCAAAGAAAAGTTTGTCATCTCTTTCTAATGCTTTTTGCAAATCTTCAAGGTATTTGGTTGACTCTTGTATTTTTGCGTTTATTTTTGTACTTTCGTCTGCAATGTCTCCGAAGATAGTTTTGCCTATCCTTGTATTAGCAAACTCCATAAACCTTTCTTTAGTGTTATCAATAAAAGAATCTATAGCTATTATTGCTGTTCTTATAGCTTCCAATATTGAAACAGCTATTGTTTGACCTAATGTTTGAAAACCACCAGCAGCATCTTTGTTAGCGGTTATTGTTGCTCCAACCTTTTCTGCTATTAGTTGCAAAGCTGGAACAAATGCTGAGGTTATATTATTTGCAAATGCACCAATCTGTAGCTTTATTACTGATACTGTATCATTAAATTTTTCAACACCTTTTATAGTGTCTTTATCTAATATAATTCCAAGATCATTAGCTCTGTCAATAAATGTTTGTATACCATTAGCACCATCTCTAAAGATTTCACTAAACTGTATACCAGCTCTACCAAATAAATTAGCCAATGCTGTAGCTCTTTCAGCCTCAGAACCTAACTCACCCAAACCTTCAGCTACATCAAATAAAATTTCCTCGTAAGTTCTAAGAGATCCATCTTGATTTTTTATTTCAACACCAAGATCTCTAAATATATCAGCCTGAGTTTTTAAACCTCTTCCAGCATCACCTATAGATCTGGCAAATTTTTCTAAACCTTTTTGTGTTTGTTCTATTGTTGTTCCTGACTCAATAGCAGCTAATTGAAATGCTTGTAATGTATCAGTAGCAATACCTGTTCTTGATGCTGTTTTGCCAAGTGTATCAATGTAATCAAATGATTTTTTTGTAAATAAAGCCAAACCCACAGCAGCACCAGTAGCAGCTAATCCTACCTTTGCAACACCCATACTAGCTTTACCAGCTACAGAACCAACACCTTTAAGACCTTTGGTAACTTTATCAAATGCTGCCTTGGTTTTATTTACTGCTGTTAATTCAAACTTTACTTTTTTATTTGCCATTGTTTCTCTTTTCTTCAGCCAACTCTAAGTAAGCTATCCATCCTTGATATTCCTGGACACTAATTTGTTGTAATTCTGCTAAGGTTTTTCCTAGCTTTTCTGCAAGTGCATATTGCAAATACAAATTAGAGTCCTTTATTAGTTTTTTCTTGTTTCCTCTGGCGATTCATTTCCCATTATCTGTGAAGCAATGTTTACTAAAATTTCTCGATCTACGTTATTTAACAAAGTAATTTTATCCGCTAGATCAAACAATTTTTCACCGCTTTCGTCTAATGCTTTATAAATCAATACATAAGCCATCATCGTTAAATCATCTTCCTTGCTCATCCTGTATAGCTTAGAAGTTTCAGCCAACGTTAATGGCTTGCTGTATATTTTTAATGGGTTTCCATCTTCACCCCACTCTGGCACTTCTATTACTTTTACATCTTGCTCTGCAAAATGCTCTTTAGCTCTCTCTATAGCTTTCATAATATTAAGAAGTAGCGGTTACTAGTGCAGATTTACCCTGAACACTAAATGAACATTCAACCAAACCATCAAATGAAGCCGACCTTGATATGCCAGTTACTATAGCTGTGCCTGTATATCTTGTTGCTCCTGTTGCAGCACCTTCTGGAAAAAAGATTAAAGTGACTTCTGCACCTGCTGTAAGAGCATTTTGTACTGTATCATCCTCATCCCAATAACCATCAATAGATGCTGTGAAATCAG